TAATTATCATACATTACAATAGTAGTAATCTTGTCATGATGTTCTCCACCTTGTTGCCATTCCATATCCCAATACCATTTACGCATTTTATATTCCGGCATTTCATGTATATTATCAACTGCATATCTAAAATGATAAGGAACATCTGCTTCATAAGTTGTAGCAAATAATTCTTTAGCCTTGTAAACATCAAAGGAATTATCAACATAAACTTTCTTTAGTTTATTACCTTCAAGATTAACCCAATCACCTTCTTCATAATCAAAATCTCTTTCAAGATATTTACTAGGCTTGTAACTAGGTATTTCTCCACTTGAGTCTAGAATGTAAAAGTAAGGCCTAAAATTTACTGTTTTAGATTGTTTTACTCCATCCTCTCTCCAAGATAAGTATATGTTTTTTCCATCTTCTGTTTTGCTTATTATCATATTTATTCACCCGTTAACGTATGGTGCTTTTATTAAAATTCTATCATCAGAAATTACTAGCAAAGGAAAGTCATCCTTTACATAGAAGTTTAGTAGTTGTCCTTCTTTGAAGAAGGAATAGAGAGGGCCGCTAAATTCAATAGTGGCTGGCTCTCCTAAAACAAACATAGGTTCTATTTGTTCTTCATATTTATTCTGAACATTTAACCTAGTTGAAAGATTAGCCAAACCCTCATTAAAGTCTAATTTATAGACACCGCTTTTTACTAATTCACAATTCTTAATAGCAGTTGTAAATGATTTCAGTGGTAGTGTAAATGCTCCTTCAAATTTACTTTTTCCGAAATTAAACAATGTTTCGGGTTGGGGCTGATAACTCATATGATTAATCATATTCATCATTCTAACAATTGCATTTTGATTCGGATGATTAACTACTAATGGAATAGAAGCCTTTCTGCTTCCATTAGAAATAACAATAAAATCACCGGAATTAAACTTCATGTTTCCTGAAAAGGAACGAAGATAAGGAAGAAGAAGGTCAGTATCAATTACTACCGAACCATCCTTCTCTCCTTCAACTTCTAACACAACACTAACCATAAAGGTATTATCTCCATTATACATAGTTAGAGTATTATCCCCTAGTAAGCAGTAAACATACTGTCCTAGACTAGAGTTAGTAAACCCTGTGCTTGTCAAATGTTTACCCTTTACTTGTAAACTTGTTAATGCTTCTTTTAGTGAATCTGTTTGTATTGTAAAAATCAAATTAATCCCTCTCTTAATTCAGAAATACCATTCCACTTTACAGTTCCTTTACCGACCTCTAAAGTTTCCCATGTTTTTCCAACTAAGGAAGTATTAGATTTACTACTCTCTAAAGTTGATTTGTAAACAACATCTCCCTTTCTAAGAGTTCTCTTAGTATTGATGATTTGGTGAAGGTAATCTCCCCAATTATGCCAATTTGGCTTGGAACCAATTACTTCTCCTGTTGCCCCATAATCTGCTTTAGCATGAGTAATATACACTTGGTCACAATCTAAGTTTTTACACATCATCAAAAGAGAATAGAAAGGTGCATTTCTTTTACCCCATTCAAATTTCATCTTTTGTGGTTTACCAATCTTAGAAGAACCTGTTACATGAAGTGTGCAACAATCTAGCCACTTATCCACTCCATCAAATACAAAGAGAATGTCTTCGCCATTACTGATTTGTTCCTTTACAAAAAGAACAAAATCTTCTGAATTTTGCTCAGACTTTTGAATATCTAATTCACCATTAGCATTCCTAACTTCGGGATTCCAAAGTGTAATTCTATCTGTGCAATCATGGTTTTGTCTCCATGTTGGTTCGCAACCATCATCCCAATCTAAGACATAAATTTTCTTAGTTGGGAAATCTAATGCTAGTCCACTCTTAACTGTTTTAGGTTCTCCCCAAATACCACATACTAAACGGTTATTTCTCTTTAACCTAGTATCTGTTTGTGCTTTTAGTTTGTTTCTAAAAGCCGCAACTCTAGCATTGTTGCTTGTTTCTATTCCTACTGCTTCTGTTTTCTTATTGTCTGTTAAGCCCATATAATCGCCTCATTATCTATTTCTGTTACTTTTCCATTTGCTATTGCCCAATTTCTTATTAGGTCTTTTACGTCATCTATTGTTTGACACATGTAAGTTGCTTCTTTAGAGCCAATGTGAAGTCTAACTAGGTATTTACCTTCTTCTTTCTCATTGTTTCTCCAAGTAATAAAATCAACTTTTTCTAGGTCCACAATATATGTTCCTTTTTTAATTAAAAATTTATTTTCTTGTAATATCATTTTATCCCCTCAAGGGTTAGGGCTTTGCACCCATTTGAGCATCAATTTCTCCAATTAGTTCATGCTTACACTAAAAGCCCCAAGCGTGGAGTTAGGTTTCAAAACCAATCAAAGTCTTCTTCAATTGGTTGAGATACTTCAACTGCTGAACCGTGTTTGATTAAGCAGTAAATACCGGAAGTATTGATAGTTGCAGGTTCAACTACTCCATCAATAGTCCTTTGACTTGTTCTTCCGACAACAAACACTGTTGAACCAATACCGAAATCTAAAGTTAGATGTTCGGGAACCCAACAAGTTACCATTCCTGAATCATCTTCATAATTCATTTCAGTATTAAGGTCTGTAATGTTAATGATTCTGTTACCATTCTTAGTTGGCATCATGTTCATATTACAAACTGTTCCCTCAGTAATTACATATCGTTCCTTAGAAGGAAGTGCTTGTCTTTGTATGTGTTCTCTATCAATATCAAACAACATGATAATGTGTTCATCAAAGTGATTCTTTAGTGCTTCTTCAAAGTTAAAGTTATCCATGTTGCGATAGACATTACTTTCCGGGTCTAACTCAGAATTTAGAGAAAGACTACCAACAGTCAAATCTGTTGCACCATAAATGTCTGTGCCATTAGAACCTTCAACACAAAGGAAATGAACCCATTCAAAGGTATTAGGAGCAAAGTCAACTCCACCTTGATTCTTGTATGAGAAATAATAGGGTCGCATTTCTCCGTTATTTACAGAACCAAAGAATACACCACTTCTTCTCATTTGTTGTGCAGGAAGAGGTTTACCGTAGTTAGCATTAGTTCCACCATTCATGTAAGTAGCAGTATTATCTAGAGGAATGTAAATTCTTCCATCTTCCATAATTTCTGCTCCTTCCGGTAGTGTATTAACAGTAACTTCTTGATACTCATTTTTGTGATAACGAGAGATAACAAACTTTCCTAGAGCATTTTCTGTTGCTAGCGCAACAATACCCTTTTCAAGCGCATTATCTTCATCACGCAAAAACTCTTCTTTTGCCTTGTTTCTGTTCCAAGCCATCATATCTCTAGGTGCATCTAGGGAAACAAAGAATCCAAAAGCAGCCTTGAAAAGAGAATCATCTTTCTTTTCTCCACTGTCGTTTTGTCTTCTAGCATTTGCTACATAGTTTCTCCATACACCAATTGATGCAGGGTTGTCGGTTTCAAGTCCGTTTGCGGAACAAATTTCCTCAAACTTCGCTATCGCTTCTTCAACGCTCATACTAATGTATTGTGCGCTTTTTTCAATTTCTGCTCTTACGTTTTCATTCATATTTTTTCGCCTCTTTTTTCATTGTTTTTTCCTAAAGTAATTGTCCCACCATCCATGATAATAGCACTTTGGGGGTCATTGTATTGGAACGCCATTCACTCTCACCTATTGTTCTTAGATATTTGAATTTAGCAATACTATCCATTTCTGAGGATATAATTGCATCATGAAGGCCAACACAGATTTCTCTGACTGTTCTGCCTTGATAAAGTAATTCATGTAATTCACCGAGTATATTTTTATTTTTATTCTGTAATTTATTTAATATTTTATTGTATTCATCTAGTGAAGTTTTTAGTTGTACTGCGAGGCCCTTGTTACTTGATTTCGCTGCCTGCAATTCTGTAACTGCTCGCCTCATATCACCATTCATCGCATATATAAAAGAAGACAACTCGCTATCCTCAAAGCGAGTAATTTTCTCCTTAACGAGTATTAATTTAATGACTTCCATTATCAATTGATTAGATAATGGTTTAAAATGATAGTTAGCACACCTACTCTGTAAAGCAAAGATAATTTTGTTTTTATCATTACAGGTAATAATAAATCTAATATTATTAGAATATCTTTCCATAATTCTTTTTAATGCGTTTTGAGCATCGCTAGTCATACCATCCATTTCGTCAAGTAAAACAATTCTAAATGGTGAATTACCTATTGTCCCGCTTTGTGCAATTTGCTTAATTGTTGTTCTAACAGTTTCTAGTCTTCTATCATCAGATGCATTTATTTCAAAGAAGTTATCATCAAATTCTTCTGCTAACATTGTTCTTGAAAATGCAATACCGGCAGTAGTTTTACCATTACCGGGCTTACCGTAAATCAAAAGATTTGGCATATTTCTTTCTTCAATCCATGTTTCTGCATCCATTGTAAAATGTTCTTGACCTACAATTTCATTCAGATTCTTCGGTCTGTATTTCTCTGTCCATAGCATTTTTATTCCTCCAATATTTAATTCTTTTATTTCTATAACTGCCTTCGCCTGTTTTCATTACTTCAAACTTAGATGGGTGATGAGATAGTAATGAAGATACTTGGCGACGTGTTGGGATATTTTTGTAATTTAAATCCAATAATCTAGTGTAAATCTCTGCGGTGGTAAGTCCTTCTTCTTTAGAAAGGATGTCAATCATTAGAGATATACATCTTTCAGTGTGTTTTCCCATAACATTACCATCCATTGTTTGTATTATTCTTTTCTCTTTTGATGTTCTCTTCCATCTGCCTTTGTTCTATTGCACGATGTTCTTCTCTCAAGAAAATATCCTTTCTCATATCTGCTGCCTTTACCCAATAAGTAGGGTCATCCATTTCTAATTCTAGTTTAATTATATTCTTAGTATGAATAGCAATCTGCTTTTTGCCCTTTGCTAAAATAAAAGTATCTGATAAAAACATCAGACTCGGTATTAGCAATTGACCTGTTTCTTCTCTTTCTTCACCATCAACTAAGTATGTGATAGTTGCTTTTGATACATGGTATTCTTCGTTTATCATATATATTCACCTATTGTTTTCTGTTCTATTATAATCGGGTCGGTTTTCTTTTTACGACCTGTTCTTTTTTCGCCAATTTGTAGCAGTCGGCATTCTGCGTTGTTCAATTTTGTCTTAGCCCAATTTCTAAACTCTTCGTCTTTACAAAGTTGTTTTAGGATTTTGGGATTCTTAACTCCTAATCTTCTAGATAAACTAGGTATCTTAGAATAGGTTCCTCTTTTTGGCATGGATATTCTAAATAATCCTTCGCCGTTGTGGACATACGCTAACATTTCATAGAAATATCTTTGACTCCACCTTCTTTTTACTACACCATCAATAAATAATAATTTATTCGGGTGCATATTTTCAATCAGCCATGACATTATTTGTGTGTCTGATGGTTTATTGAAAAGTAATAACTCAGCGACTAAATCTCTATCTTTAGTTTTTAGATAATCAGAGACTAATGAATATGTGTCTCTCTCATATGAAAAAGGACTTTCACTATGAGGTGCTATCATTTTGATTTCATTTTCTAAATAGTTGAAAGAACCTGCTCTTTTGATTTTGCACATATCTCTAATTGACTTAGGAACACTTTTTTCATTTATTGAAGTCAAAACTACTTGGCCTTGATAACTTCTAAGTATTGAAACAATCTTATCAGTTTGAGGTTTGTAGTGAACATCCTCAATAAGTATTCCATCTTCTTTAGGATGAGAACCCACATCAAAATCAAAATCATTAGCGTAAACTATTTTCACATCATTACCAAAGTTTCTATCAAAAAGGGTTTTTGCTTTGGTTGATTTACCTGTTCCTGTTTTTCCCGTTAGTAGTATTGCTCTATTCGTATTCATATTTGTTAGTCCCATTTGACTCACCTTGTATTTCTATTATTTTTTCAAATTTTTCTAATTTAGACATGCTAGAATTTTGCACATCTAATAGGTTTTTTAGTAATTCTAAATCTTTACTAAGAGGTATGTCTCCTAGTAAAGAAATAATTTTACTTTGATTTTCTTTTCTTCTAGTGCTTAGAGGAAAAGGTTGTTTGCTAGTAGGCTTAGTAAACACAATATTATGTTGTAATAGGCTACGATTAATTCTTTCTAAGAATTCATCGCTGCCTCTAAAACCAAATGCTATTTTAACACTATAACCTATGGTCCTTCTATCATCTCTGTAAATATTCAGTAGTGTTTTACCGTTCCCTATTATTATTCCTTTAAGTATTTCTTTACTATACATAACTACCACTTATTTTATGTCCTAAGTAATCATACTTGTATCTTAGAAATCTAAGACCATCTTGTATAGTTTCAACAATCATTTGGTCGTCTTTTATTGTCCCTGCAAAAACAAAGGTTAGACTCGTTCCTTGAAATGTGTCCCATGCTCTTGCCTGTTCTTCGTTAATAGGGTCATAAAAAACTGCAAAATTATTAGTCAAATCATTACTTGCTGATTGAACAATTACTCCCTTAACCAATAAGTCGGCTTCTTCTTGAACCATGTCACCGTAAACAATAAAATTCATGCTTGTGGCTAGACCATGTTCGTTTATCCAACTTTGAATTTCGGGGTCATTGAACATTAATTTTCCCTCATGTATTCTTTATTTGAAGGCCAATATCCTGCATCGAAATCGTTTGTTTCTAACCAAAATATATGGGCTTCTGTAATTCGTTTGTGTCCGAGGGATTTAGCACTTTCTTCTGCTTTGGCTAATAAATTAGCAATAGCGGTTTCTGCCCACTCAGCCAAGAAATACTTTGCATTTTTACTAACTGATAGGCTAGTTGATTCTTTTGCTAGTGCTGAAATTCTGATTATGCTCTTTCCTTTGTAAGGCGGAGTTACCTTTTTTTCCGGCACTACTAATTTACCATTCTCAACATAAGGACATTCATCTATCTTTACTTTCTTAGGTCTTCCACTACCCGTTGTAATATCCTTTAGATGTGCATAA